CTTGCTATTGCAGAGAAACTTAAATCTGAAACTGATATACTTGATCAAAGTTTTGTTTATTTACAATCTGGTGCTAAACGTAGAGATGAAGTAGAAGACCAAGAATTTAAAGCTAAAGTAGACGCTACAGCTAAAAACCAAGATACTTTAGCACAAGCCGGATTGGAACATTTAAAGAATTCACTATCTAGAACGCCTGGAAAAGTCGTAGCTGAAATTTAATAGGGAGTAACATGCGTAATGATGATTTATATGCTACACTTACTTCCCAATTAGAAAAGAGTAGAGCATCTACAGAAGCAGTAGAAAAAACTCTACTACAGAAGACTGAGAAAGCAGAAGCAAGAAAAGCAGAAGATATACGAATTGCTACTATGGTGCTGACTGCTATAGATAAACTTCCCAAGCCTAAAGACGGTAAAGACGGCAAGGACGGGAAAGACGGCATTGATGGTAAAGATGGTGTCAATGGTAAAAATGGAAAGGACGGTTTAAACGGCAAAGATGGAAAAGATGGTCTTGACGGTTTAGACGGTGTTGATGGACTAGACGGAGCCAATGGTCGTGATGGTAAAGACGGGGTAGACGGTAAAGATGGTATCCATGGCTTAGATGGTACTGATGGTCTTAACGGTCTAGATGGTAAAGACGGAAAAGATGGTGCTGTTGGTCCAGCAGGTCCTGCGGGTAAAGATGGTAAAGACGGAAAGAACGGCAAGAATGGTAAGGACGGAAAAGACGGTGTATCAGTTACTAATATAAAAGGTGATGAGTATTCACATCATTTTGTATTAAGTAATGGTAAAACTATTTCTATACCATTACCTGCTATGCCTATTCCTATCAATGGAAAAGATGGGAAGGATGGTAAAGACGGTAAGGATGGAGCTACTGGTAAAGACGGTAAGACTGGTCCTAGAGGAGCCGTAGGTGCCAGAGGTAAGAAGGGTGATCCTGGAGTAGGTATAAAAGATATATCTGCTGAGGGTAAATTACTACAAATTGAATTAACTAATGGTAAATTATTTGAAGTTAAATTACCTGTTACCAATTTAGGTGGTAGTGGTGCTACCGGTATAACTACTTCAGAAGCTATACAACGTGCTAGTAGAGTTCCTTATGATAATAAGAAATCAGGTCTAGCTGGTGATAACGTACAAGATGCAATAGATGAAATAGCTAACAAGCAGGGAGGTAATCCATTCCCTATTAATTCAGCTCAGTCATTTATGTATACTTTTAATATTTTCTATAGTTCTAATTCTATTAAGTTATTTAATAATAGTAGTAAGCAATTAGAAAGTGAACACGTAGTTGATGAGAATGATAATGTTTTATATATAGTAGACTATACATATATGAATGAGTTGCTAGTTAATAAGTTATATACTCGTATCAGTGGTGGGGATAGTGTAGAAGCTATGTTCTCTTATGATGCAGATGACTTGCTAATAGAAAGAAAACTAAAGTATAATCCATAATATTTGCAAATTAAAATATTATAAGATATAATACTTCAACAAAAATAAAGGAAAGATATGGATCCACAGATTCCAACACATGGTTTTAGAGAACGTCAGCAACAGGGGCTAGGAGCTCCTACAGCTCCCGTTCAACCACAAGGTGGTACTAACCCATATGTTACTCCAAACGTAGCTCTAGAGCAAGCTGTAGCACTTAAAAACGGTGATGCACAAAGAGCTATGGAAGCTGCTAGAAGTAACGGGTTTCAAAAAGGTTTGGGTAATGCTCAGTTATTACAGGCACAGGCATTACAAGCTGGTGCCCAAGCAGGTAAAGCGCATGCTGAAGCTAATATAATGAATCAGCTAGCTGGTAATCAAGGTGGTCCAGAGTATCTTCCAGAAGAAATACAAGCTGGACAGTTATTAGATGATTTACTAATGGAAAAGGTTGATCCTAGGGAAGTGGAAGCTGCCGCTAATAATGGAGATCCTATTGCTTTAAATGCTTTAGCAATGTATCAAGATAGAATTGCTAGAGATCAGCAAACACAGTTACCACAAATAGATCCTGGTATGGGACAAGTTCCAGGGTATTAAGGTAACCTTAAGGTTAGTTATATACAATACCGTTACATTTTAGATACTATTAAATGTAACAAGTGACCAAGAGTTGAAGTCCTTAAAAGCTATCTCACAAAACATTACAAACTGAGGCAATGTTTGATACAACCTCAATAAGGGAATTAAGCAATGGCAAATGCTAACTTAAACGACACACTAAAAGAAATTGATGCTGCTATAGAAAGATATAAGGCAGATATGAAAATGGGTGAGGCGTTAGAACGTCTTAAAAAGAATGAAGACTTCCAAAATATTATACTTAATGGTTATATGGAAGTAGAAGCTGAAAAGTTATTTAATATTTTAATAGATCCTAGTGGAGCTAGTCCGTATTCAGAAGAAACGATTAAATTAAAGTTGGCTGCAATTAGTCACTTGAGAAGTTTTATAGGTACTGAGAAGTTCGAAGGAACAATTGAAATGAATGCTAAAAGAGCTCCATTAGCAATTGCTAAGGAAGAAGATTTTAGATTAGAAATAACAGCAGATGCTGCTACAGGATATGATTATGAGTAAAGATATTAAAGAAGCTGAATTTGATGCGGATGTGTTTGATTCTATGTTACACGGAAGTTTTGAACAACCAGAGGAAGATATAGAAGAAACTAATGACAGTGACGTTGAAAGTGAAGTAGAAGAACCTGCTGAAGACTTTGACGAAGCTAACGATGACCAAGAGGACACGGACCAAGAAGAAGAATCTGAAGAGGACGAGGAACTTGATGAGGAGGACGACGGTTCTACTGATGAAGACTTTGAGAATGAAGAGGACGATGAGGAAGAAGACACTCTAGTAGAAGATTATGATTCAGATGATGAAGGTGAAGAAGAGGCCACTGAAGATGAAGAGGAAGAAACTGAGGAAGATGATATATCTGACGAGGAAGATTTCGATGAGTCGGAAGAAGAAGACCCTACCGAAGGATCAGAAGATGACGCAGAAACAGAAGAGCAAAGCGACGGTGATGCTAAGGACACTGAAGAAGTCGATTATAAGGCCTTCTATGACGCTGTAGTTAATACAGAATTCGTTGTTAACGGAAAGAAAGTTAAGGGATTTGCTGATCCTAAGAAGATTATTCAGTCACAACAAATGGCTGGTGGTTTTTCAGAAAAAATGGCAGGTTTTAAACAGTATAGACCATTCATGGCTCCGTTAAAGGAACGAGGCATGTTAGATGATCCTGCAAAGTTTGATCTAGCTATGAACCTAATTGATGGTGATGCTGAAGCGATTAAACAGCATTTGAAGTCTCTTGATATTGATCCAATCGATTTAGATATGGAACAAATCAATTACGAACCTAAGCAAGCCACTGCAAGTCAGGAAGTGCTTGTTATAGAGGACGTAATGGAAAGAGCTAAGAGCGCTGGTATTGAAGATCGTGTTAGACAAGTTATTGGTAAAGAATGGGATGTAGATAGCTTCCAAGAGTTTATTGATAATGATAGAGTAAGGGAAGACTTGCTAGAGCATATTGAAACCGGAGCTTATGATAGAGTTCAGGATAAAATTGCTGAAATGAGTCGATTAGATTATAATGGTGCATTTGGAGCATTGACCTCCGTCAACAAGTACCGAGCTGCTGTACGTGAGTTACAGCGTGAAGCGCCTCAACAACAACAAACGCCTACGGCTGCACAAGCTAATAAGGAAGTTGTTAAAAAGGTTCCTAGTACTAGACCTAAACGTAATACTGTTAAAGCAGAAAAAGCTAAGATAGTAGATAAACGTAAGGAAGAAAAGTATAAGGAAAAAGCTTCTAAACGTGAAGCTGAAATAGCTAAACAACGTAAAAGAGCAGCATCTATGAGTAGAAAGAAGCCAAAGGCTAAACCTACTACTAAATTCGACCCATTGCAAGTAGAGGGTGAAGATCTTGATAGTTTGATGGATTTTCTAGTACAAAACGGTAGTAAAATTCCTACCGCTTAATTAAAGGTATATATAAATGGCAACTGTAAAATCTAAATTCAACCAAGGTAAATTGACATCAAACACTATTGATGAACAATATAACGACAAGTTCTGGTCAAAGGGTGCGATTCGTGAAGCGATGCGTAAACGTCCATTCTCTCAATTAGGAGATCGTTTAACTCAACCTAAACACTATGGTGATGAAATCGTTAAAGAACGTCAATTCCCTGTGTTACACCGTCTTGATGGTGGTGTAGACGCTTCTACTGCTACTTTAGTTCTTCAAACGTTCTACGCTTATAATGCAGCTGGTGCATTGGTAGGTACATTTGAAACTCGTGACTATGCTGATGCAACTGCTGCACAATCTGCTGCTCAGACTGCTGCTGGTGCTGGTGGTAAAGTACAAAATGGTGCTGGTGCATTATATGGTGGAGATGCAGACTATTCTGTTGTAACTGGTACTTTCCCTTCATTGACTGAAGAGGGTGGAAACGTTAATGGTGTTAATACTAAATCTGTAACTGTTCGTGGTAATATCAGTGAATTCGGTATTCACATGAAATTTACTCAACGTTCAATTGATATGGATTCTCGTGTAGGTATTCTTGCACAAAAAACTAAAGCACTTGGTGAGGCTAAAGGTGATATCTTTGAAGCACAAATCCAAGCTGACCTTTTAGCTGCTGGTGAAGTTAACGCTACTTACGCAGGTACAACTGCTACAAGTAATGCTACTTGTGATCGTGGTGCTGTATTAACTTTCGCTGATTTACGTCTTATGGAGCAAGAACTTAAACGTTTACTAGTTCCTCGTGATACTAAAATTATCGCTGGTTCTACTAAAATTGATACTAAAGTAGTTGGTAAAGCTTACTATGTTTATGTTGGTCAAGAATTATCTCCAATGTTGGAAGATATGACTCATAATGGTGTTAATGTATGGGTTCCTGTAGAAGCTTATGCTGATGCTGGTGTTATTGCTGATGGTGAGATTGGTAAAATAGGTCGTTTCCGTTTTATCGAAATTGATAATATGCAAAAATATCGTGGTGTTGGTGCTGAAGATACAGCTGATGGTTCTGATACTGACGTAGCTGGTTACCACAACTCTAAAAATGCTGCTGGTAATGATGCGTTTGACGTATTCCCAGTATTATTCGTTGGTAGTGATTCATTTGCTACTGTAGGTTTTGAAGGTGATTCTGCTAAGATTAAAACTGCTATGCCTAAAGCTGATGCACATATTGACCCATTTGGTAAAAATGGTTCTATGAGTATCTCTTGGTGGTACGGAAGTCTTATCTATAAAGCAGAGCGTATCCGTATGATTAAATGTACAGCTCCTATTTCTTAATAGGCTGTATATAAGTTAGTGGATTGCGTATGTGTAGTTATTGTGACTATACATACGTTGACAAAAGTAGTTAAGTAGTATATACTACTGAAAATATAAATAGGCAATAGATTTTAAATCTAACCTCAAACAAGGAAAATGATAATGGAAGAAACAATAGTAAATTTTGAAGATATGTCTTATAGTCAATTAAAAGAAGCAATAGTAGATTTTGGCTTAGAGGTAGCAGGTAATCCTAAGAAAGATAAGTTGATCGAAGTACTGAATGAGTTTAAAGCTCAACAAGATGAAACTCACGCTAGTCGTAATGAAGAAAAAGCTAAATTACAAACAGCTAGTAAGGTTGCTGATGGGTCTAAACGAAAACCTCAAACTAGAGAACAATTAATTAGATTAGATTTATTTAAGAAAGATAGAGTTATTGTTAGAGATATGCAAGAAAGTCAAACTAAAGACGAGCTAATCTCTGTTTCATGGGGTAATAGAACAACTGGTGGTCAAACTGATTGGGTTGACTTAAAGAGTGGTAATCCTCAATATATTCGTAGAGGTGCATTAAACAATCTAAGAGAAGCTACTACAATACGCCATATCGCTAAAGAAGGTGGTGGAGCTGTTCAAGAAAGAGCACCTCGTTTTGTTATTGT